GCAAACGAAGAACAAGACGTAGAAAAACAAGTACAAGCACAACAAAAATTGGCGGCTTTGGCGGTTGAGGCTCAACGCGTACAAGCACTTAATCAAAGAAGAGCTGCACAAAAGCAGACAGCGCCAACACAAGTTACACAAAATTTTTCACAGCAAGGAGAGCAACAAACAGCTCCTATGAAACCCGATCCCAGAGCAGAAGCTTGGGCAGAAGACAATTCTTGGTTTGGAGAAGATCGTGCAATGACCATGACTTCTTTTGCAATTCACGAAGATTTGTTGAACGAAGGGTTTGACGCGACAAGCGATGAGTATTATAGTGAGATAGATAAACGGATTCGAGATGAGTTTCCCCATAAATTTGGAGAAACATCTCAGCAAAGCCGTCCCGCTCAAGCGGTAGCGCCAGCTAAACGCAGCGCTAAAAGTGGGCGCAAGTCTGTGAGACTCACACCTTCACAGGTAGCAATAGCAAAAAAATTGGGTGTGCCTTTAAATGAGTACGCGAAATATGTTGAATAAACGTGGAGACAACAATGGCAAAAAAAGATAAAGTCGACGCAAGTCGCGAACCACGCGAAGCCCAAACTCGCGAGAAACAAGAAGCGAGAAAACCTTGGGCTCCACCATCCGCTTTGGATGCACCGAATCCTCCTGAAGGATACGTTCACCGTTGGATCAGAATGGAAGTTAGAGGTTATGATGATCGTAAGAATGTCATGGCTAGACTTCGAGAAGGGTGGGAGCCTGTGAGAGCAGACGAATATCCTGATTTTGATGCACCAATCGTTGATGAAGGTAAATTTCAAGGAGTCATAGGTGTTGGCGGATTGATTCTTTGTCGAATCCCAATCGAAACCGTCCAAGAAAGGACCGCTTACTTTACAGCAAAGGCAGAGGGACAAATGGACGCAGTAGACAATGATTTGATGAAAGATGGAACACATCCTAGCATGTCAATTAGTAAACCTAATAGGCAATCTCGCGTAACAATTGGCGGAACTCAAGGTTCTTCACAGAACTAAGGGTTTTTAATAATAATTCTTGAATAGAGGAAAAGTTTAACATGGCAAACGTAGACAAGGCTTTTGGTCTAAGACCTTATAAAGGCCTTAATGTTGGTTCAGCTGTACAAGAAGCTAATAAATACAATATTAACCCATCTGGTTATGGCACAAGCATCTTTCAAGGTGACTTGGTTATTTTCAATGGCGGATATATTGAAAGAGCAGCAGCTTCTTCAGCTAACATAGTCGGTGTGTTTTCACACTGTTACTATGTGAACTCAAGCGGTGAGCCTACCTTCTCGAATTACTATCCAGCTAGTACAACGGCACTCGGAAGCGGAGACATAGAATGTTATATCTATGACGACCCAAATCAGATGTTTATTGTACAGGCGGACGGTGCTTCGGCTGTAACATGTATCGGTAGAAATGCTGATACTGACGGTATTGGTGGTTCAACGACTACTGGTGTTTCCACTCGTGAACTCGACTCTAGCACTATAGCAACAACGCAAGGACTACAACTTAAAATCGTTGGTGTTGTTCAAGATGATAATAACGGAGATCTCACAGCGGACAATGCAAACTTGGTTGTAATAATCAATGAGCACGCTTATAGAGGTCCTGTTGCAGGAACGTAAGGAGTAATTTAAATGGCAATTAGTAGAGCACAATTGGTAAAAGAATTGCTTCCTGGTCTTAACGCACTATTCGGACTAGAGTACGACAGATATGACAACGAACATGAAGAAATTTATGACGTAGAGTCAAGTGATCGTGCTTTTGAAGAAGAAGTGATGTTGACTGGCTTTGATAGCGCGCCTGTTAAATCAGAAGGAGCAGGAGTTGCATTTGATCAAGCGCAAGAAGCGTTTACATCAAGGTATACTCACGAAACGATTGCTTTGGCTTTCTCAATTACTGAAGAAGCAGTGGAAGATAATCTGTATGACAGACTATCTGCAAGATATACTAGAGCACTAGCTCGTAGTATGGCTAACACGAAACAAGTAAAATCTGCATCTGTCTTGAATAGAGCGTTCAACTCAAGTTATGTAGGCGGCGACGGTAAAGAACTTTGCGCAACAGACCACCCAACTGTGGGCGGTGCTAATTTGCGTAATGAGCTTTCTACTGCAGCTGACCTAAGTGAAACTTCACTTGAACAGTCTCTAATCGACATCGCAGCATTTACTGACGAGCGTGGTTTGAAAGTAGCTCTTCAAGGAATGAAACTAATTATTCCTAAAGAACTACAGTTCACTGCTGACAGAATCTTGAACAGCCCTGGCAGAGTTGGTACATCTGATAATGATATTAATGCAATGAAAAACATGGGCATGATGCCTGAAGGTTACGTTGTAAACCATTATCTTACCGACACAGATGCTTTCTTCATTAAGACTGATTGTCCAAACGGTTTCAAAATGTTTAACCGTTCACCAATCAGAACTTCAATGGAAGCTGATTTTGACACTGGTAACGTGCGCTATAAGGCTAGAGAAAGATACTCTTTTGGATGGAGTGATCCAAGAGCAGTATTCGGAAGCCCTGGAGCATAACCAAATATGGAACCTCGCCGGGGGTTTCTTACTCAACCCGGCACACTTTCTCTTCCTTTTTCCCATCTTTCCAAGTAGTATGTAATGTACTAGGGTTAACTTGTCCTACAGACTGACCTAGCAGACAAGCCAAGACGGTAGGACTTATTTTTTTCTCAGGAGGAAAATTATGGCTAAATCAACCTTTTCAGGACCAGTACAATCACTGGCTGGATTTATTTCAGCGGGAAACGCTAACGTAGTTAGTCTAACTGCTGATACTACACTTACAGTAGCTGCTCACGCAGGCAAAGTATTAATAACCAATGACGCAGACGGTAAATTTACTTTACCCTCTATCGTTGCAACTGCTCCAAGCAGTGACGATGACCCAAGTCAAACAAATAACCTAGGCGCCACTTTCACATTTGTAGTTGTTACAGCAGCAACAGATATGGACATCAAAACTGACGGCACAGACAAATTTGTTGGTGGTCTTTACACTGGTGTGGATGATGCAACAGGAAAAACTTTTATTTCTGGTGCGAGCAATGATGTCATTACTATGAACGGAAGCACTAAAGGCGGACTAGCTGGTAGTATTGTAAAAGTAACTGCAATGGCTTCTGCTAAATATGCAGTAGAAGGAATCATACTTGGTTCAGGTACTCTAGTTACTCCATTCGCTGACGCATAAGGAGGTAAACTATGGCTAATACAGTCACAGGCCCTACCATTCAATATGACTATGACAAAAAACTAATTGTTTATTGTTCAGTTTTATCAGACGGAAGCGCAAGTAGCACAACGTTGGTTGATGTTTCAGCATTGACAAAAAACAACGGAAAATCTTGCGCTCACGTTGCGCTGAGTAAAATTTGGTACACAGTAGGCGGAGGAACAGATGCTCCTGCTTCCCTAGATTGGGATGCAGACACTAACGTTACTTTTTTAACGCTTTCTTATGACAATATGTTTGACTTTAGTTCTATTGGAGGGTTGGTCAACACAGAAGCTACGGGATACAGTGGAGACGTTCTTTTCGTTATTCCATCAACTTCCGATGCAGGAAATGAATACACAGTCTGGTGCGAGTTTATAAAATATTATGAAGCACCTAATAATTAGAGGTAAATCATGCCAGGAATGAATGAAAGAAAAAGACACATGAGAGGCGAAACCAAAACCGCTCGCGGTGATTATGGAACTAAAGGTTACATGGGTGGCGGTAAAATTCCAGGTTACAAGCACGGCGGTGGCGTAGGTTCATACAAGAAGAAAGACCGTAGGCCTTAATCATGGCAACTTCAGGAACTACAGCATTCGATCTGAGTGTTGATGAAATTATTGAAGAAGCATACGAACGTTGCGGAATCGAACTTCGTACTGGGTACGATTTAGAAACCGCACGTCGTTCGTTGAATCTTATGATTGCTGAATGGGCAAATAGAGGCCTTAATCAGTGGTTAATTGAGCAGAAAAATTTTACAGTTACTGAAGGCACAAATTATGTAGACCTAGGAACAGATGTTATAGACATAACATCTGCTGTCATTCAAAGAGACAACACAGATTTTCAACTTGAACGTATAAGCAGATCTGATTTTTTGTACACACCAGAAAAAGCGGATAAAGCTAGACCAACTCAGTTTTTCTTAGAAAGACACATAACGCCTAGAATACATTTATACCCAACACCAGAAAACTCTACAGACGTGGTTTATTATTACGCACTAACAAGGATGCAAGACGTAGGGGACTATACAAACACTATGGAAACAGTTTTTCGTTTTCTTCCGTGCATGGCCGCTGGTTTAGCGTATTACATAGCAATAAAAAGAGCGCCAGATAGAGTACAGTTGTTAAAACAAATATACGATGAAGAGTTTGATCGAGCTGCGTTTGAAGACATTGATTCTGTAAGTTCTCATTTTCTTCCGTCTAGGACAGTTATATAATGGCTTTTTCTGCTGGCAAGTATGCGTGGGGAATCTGCGATATTTCTGGTCAACGATATAGATTAAAAGACATGAAAACGCAGTGGAACGGTCTCCGTGTTGGTTACGATCAGTTTGACACGAAACACCCACAACTAGATCCACCGCATATAGCCACAGATCCACAAGCGTTAAGAAACCCTAGACCAGACAGAACAGAGCCTGTTGCAGAAGCTTTGTTAATTAGCAATCCTTTCTTGTCTACAGCTTCTAGCGCAGTAGTAACTGTTTTTGAAGACGACCATGGAAGAACAACTGGTGATAAAGTTAGGTTTAGAGGAACTGAGTCTTTTGCTGGACTCTCTTCGTCTGTTTTAGAAGATCCTGACGCATATTCAATTACGGTTATAAATACAGACACATACAGTTTTGGTGTTTCTTCTGGTACAGCAACCAGCGCTATTAGGGGTGGAGGAGGCTTTGTTTCAGTAGGACCAGCGCAAGCTCTTTTGCCTTTAGACCCATTTAAAACACTAACTTCTGGAGCAAACGCTCAAATTCAAGTTACAGAGTTTAAACACAACAGAACTACGGGAGATACGGTTAGGCTTCGTAACACAAAAGCTTTTGATGGTATAACAACAACTGTACTTGAAGCTTCAGATGGATATACAATAACAGTTGTAGACGATAATAATTATAAGTTTACTTCAACAGGAACAGCCACTACTGGTGATGTTAGCGGTGGTGGTTCTAAAGCAACAGCAGGGCCTACAACATGAGTTTTACATACAGCGGACTAAAGACAGCGATTCAGAATTACATGGACAATTCTGAAACTACTTTTGTTAATACGCTAGACACATTTATTCAAGAAGCAGAAAACCGTATATTTAACACAATTGAATTAAATGTTTTTCGCAAAAATGTTACAGGCACGGCTGCTTCTGGAAACGCTTATCTTTCTGCACCGACAGATTTTGTCGCGCCTTTAAGCTTAGCTGTTTTAGACAGCAGCAATAACTACACTTATTTATTGTTAAAACACCCTAGCTTTATGCGTAGCTACATAAAAACAGCTGCGACTACGGGTTCTCCTAAATATTACGGACAGTTTGACGACGACACATTTATTTTAGCGCCGACACCCAACGCAAACCTAACTTTTGAGCTACATTACTTATATGAGCCAGCATCTTTAACAACTAAAGGAGACAGTGGAACAACTTGGGTTTCCACTAATACACCTAATTTATTGTTGTATGGAACTTTAGTAGAAGCCAGCATTTTTATGAAACAAGACCTAAACGAAACAAATATGTTTGAACAACGTTTTCAAAACGCTTTGGCAAACGCAGTAACTTTAATGGAAGGAAGGGCTACAAGAGACGAAAACCGTTTTGATAGACCAAGAGGACTTGTTTCTCCTCAACAACAATAGATGTTAGAAAACAAACTTAAAGGCAAGAAAATTGCCATAGTAGCCATGGGCAGAAGTCAGATAGACTATCATTTGTCCATCAGCCATAGCCAACAATACGATGAAGTTTGGGCAATAGGTTCAATGTGTGCTGTTATAAATCCAGACAGAGCGTTTATTATGGACCCGGCTACTCGGTTTTTTGATACCTTTGACGCCGGACCACAAACACAAGTAATGCGCAGAACACTGCCAAGACTAGATATTCCAATTTATTCTTGCGTAGAAGATAATCGTGTTCCTGGAATTGTTTTATATCCTTTGCAAGAAGTTATTCAAAAAACAGGTTGCGCTTATTTTAATAACTCTATTGCTTATGCAATTGCGTTTGCTCTTTACCAAGAAGTGGGTTCTATCAACATGTTTGGCGCAGATTTTACATACAAAACCAATGTGCACTTTGGAGAAATGGGACGAGCGTGCTGTGAGTTTTGGTTATCTAAATGTATTGAAGAGGGAATAGATGTTGCGATTGCGCCGTCTTCTTCATTATTAGACACAAACGTGTCTATACAAGAAAAATTATATGGATACCATAGGCTTGAAGATCCACCTGTGGTATATTTAAACAAAGGTGAATTAGCTGTTGGAAAAGTTTCGGAAGTTTTAGAAGAAAAACCACTCACAGGACTTTCGGGAAGACAAGACATTGGTCCACCAGAACCAGAGAAGTATTAATGGAAACTGATTCATTTAAAATCTCCATAGGAAACCTTGGAGTAAAGACAACACATGGTAGAGGCCATACAGTAGATGAAGTTGCTGAAATGGCTACTAATAAATTAGTTTCGGTGAGCGACACAGCGCCGGAGCCTATAAAAGCGCAAGCCCATGCCTTCAGAAATTCGTGTCAGGTTATTATTGCTTTTTACATGCGTGAAGCGATTAAAAATCACATGTGTACAATAGGCAATCAATTAGAAGCGCAAGGGCATAAAGACCTTGCAGAAATTATTAGGAGGCTATAATGGCTATAACACAAGCAATGTGTACTTCTTTTAAGAAAGAACTTCTTGAAGGCACACATAA